ACAACGCCAAGATCAAGTCTTAGTGATTGGAAATTTCCTAGATTTAATGTGTATCCAAGTGTTACAGATACCTTTGTTGGTTCATTTGTTACTACATAATTGCTGTCTGACATTTTATACCCTTCGTTAAATAGACTCGTTCCAAATTGGAACAAATCGCCCATCTTCAGTTCTTCTATAAGTAAGTATACCATCGCCCATTCTTCGTGTCAACTCTTGCTTACTGGGCGTAATATCATTTGTTATTAATTTGTCTTTTCTTGGTCTACCGATATGGTATGAAGCAAGTATATCACGGATCTCTTTTACTTGCGATTCTGAATAATATGATCTTACTTGAAAACCTCTTGCACCACCTTTTTGAGATCCCATTGGAAACGGAATGACTCCTCGTTTCATTAGTGATGGCATATATTTTTTATGACGATTAACTAAATCAGCAGTCTGGCCAACTGTGTATGCACGTTCTCTTTTATTTTTAAACTCACTAATTAAACAACTTTCGATCTGATCTTTTGTAATATTGTAAACGGACATGATTCCGTTAGAGTGGTTGTAGTGATGAATTCTAACTAAGTCCCCGTTAAGAAACCATACCTTTTTGTTGCCTGGTATTACAGGTGACTCATTGTACTTTTCGCTCTCAATTGTTCCCTTTTTAGTAGCCATCGGCCCTCCTGAGAATTGCTTGGTGGGTGAAAGAATTTTCTTTCTCCACATAGAATGCAATAAAGTTCTAAGTTATTTATCTCTGTATACTGTCTGTCTATAAACATTCTTCCACTACATTTTGTACATTTAATCATTAATTTGGTATTCCAATGATTACTAGGTTAATACCAATACTTGTGTCGCCTCCAGCATTAAACTTAACTGTTCCCTCAACTTTTGAGGTTGACACGCTTTTTAGGGTTACTGTAACATCTTTACCTGCATCTGTATTTCCAACGTTTACTGGTGTTGCTGTTACTACTGGAGCAAACTTAAATTCGCTTGGAAAATCATAAGAAAATGGTTGGGAAGACCCAGCAGTCTGTGTTGTGCTTGTTGTGACTTGAACATATCCACCTATAACTCTTGCCTCTGATGCTTTGACGCTTTGCTTTCCAGCGTTAGGTGTATCAACTGTCACATACTTATATGTTGATGGTGATATCTGAACAGAAAGATCATTAATAGCCTTAACAATCTGATAGATGTATGTAACATCTAATGGTTGCCCTCTTTCTGGTACAGGTAAAATTGCCATACTATAATTATACCAGACTCACGATTCCAGAATCATACACATCAAGCGATGGTGTAAGTACTGGATTTATTGATGAAATTTGAACTATGACTCTTACAGACTGTGTCCCAGTTTTTAAAAAAGAATAATTTTGTGATGAAGATGTCCCCAGGTAGGACGGCGTTAATCCATCAAAGCCAACAAAGACATCATAAGATATCTGCACTGAAGACTGGCTGCTAGACCATGTTACAGATATCGTATTTCCAACTAGGTTAACATCTCCTTGCCCTACAATAATTGCCTGTGAGTCAGTAATAAATATTTTTGAATACGCAGATTTTCTATTTTTATCTTCTGCAATAAGTCTAAACCTAACAACTCTTGAGTTTGATGATGTTACTTTTCCAAGCAAATCTTTTTTAATAACAACATTTTTAATTCCTTTATCTGCCATTATCCAACGTCCAAAGCAAATCTAAACTCAATATAGTTTGTTGTGTTTGCTGACTTTATTATTGGCCTTGACCCTACACTTTTAATTACAGAATATCCTGTTAGTCCGTACAAAGAATTAGTAGATGTAATATTTTCAAGCCTTAGTCCGTCTAAGCAAACATAAAACTGATCTGATGGAGACCCAGCCTCAGTAACACATGCATATATTTTTGCTGTAGAGGTTTCTCTCCAGTCAAAATTGTCTGTCTTATTTAAATCCTTAAGGGCTTTTGTTGCAACAATATATCTGTTTAAAGAAAGGTTTCTCTTGTCTGTTGATGTTCCAGCGCTATAACTAAGATCATCAATGTTAACCTCAAACCTAGCATATTCTTGTGTTGAGTTTAGTCCTGCATGAGAAAACTCTAACAAAACCTTAACATTATCTGGAACTGTATTTGAGTTTGCAACTTTATTGACAACAGAAAACGCAAGTCTTAGTTCGTCTAATGGACTGTTTTTTGTAAGGTCTACAGTTGTTTCGTTCAGCCTTATGTATTTAGAGTCAGCCCCAATCTGTATCTTTCCAGCAGGATTAGTTGTTAGTGTTGAATCATTTCCAACAATAGAAATAATGTTGTTTAAGAACCTGCATCTTTCGTATCTTGCAACTCTGTCTGATTGTGTAAAAATTCTGTTATCTGCATTTGTTTGAAAAACATTAACTGTCTGGTTTATGATTCCGTTCTCAGAGTCTCCATCAAGTGGCTCATATCGGACTGGTATATCTATTGCAGGAGATCCAACTGGCTGATATAGCCAATTGTCTGTATCTGTAAAAGAAAAAATGTTTCTACTATCAAATGAGCCAGCAACTGGGTTTGATGCAGCAGAGAAAATACCTACCTCTGTTATCTCATATCTTTCTTCTGTCGGTAGTTCTGCTGTTAAGACTACCTTATCAATACCGTTTTCATTTACAAATCCTCTAGAGATAATCGGCACACGAAACATCTCAAAATCCAAAGACTTCTTTAGTGAGTAGTCTGAAAAGGCCCCATCAGAAGCCACTGGAGCGGGTCCACAGCCGACAGCAATGTGAGACGCATATGATTGAGTCTGCCCTACAAGATACTTGGCTAAAAGATTCTTACCTATATTAGTTATCATTAATTGCTCCCATCATATATTGTATCATTAAAAATTTCTCCACTAGACAAAACCTGAATCTCTACTTGCTCATTTTCTTTAACATTAACCAGATTAATAATCAGGTCTCCAGTCAATGGGTCTATATATACAGACTTGCAGTTGGGCACCTTGGTCCACTTTGTTTTATCTGGTTCCCCGACCTTTTCAACTAAGTCATATCCAGTACCACAAATTGGTAGGTGATCAAATATTGAAAGTGACAAAGACTTAAAGTAAGAGTCAGATGACTGAAGCCTTAAAACATTGTTTGGATTATATTGTAAGTAAAGGTCAGTTAGATTTTTGATTGGGGCATAGATAACCTTTTGACCATTTACCAAATCGTGTCTAGAAATAGTCGCAAGTTCGTATCCACCTATATCCTCAAAGATAAGGTCTGTCATTATTTCAATAGACATTGCCTCATCATTAAAAAGAATTAAATCTGGAGTTGCAATTTTTACTGAAGTATTATCTACTGGCACTGATGGGTTTGGAAGTGCTGCAGTTGCATCTACTGAACCATTAACTGGACTTGACATTAGACAACCTCACTTAAAAATAGTTTCATATCTGGACCATCAGAATTTCTTGCAAATTCAATATTGTAAACAACAAATCTGCTGCCTGGGCTTGAGGCCATGCTAACACCATTTTCTATGTAGTCTAAACTAACAATATCTCCAAGTTGTATAGTAGGGATTGAGAATATTTGAACACCAACAGATTTTCTTGGCTTTGTTGTTTTTTCAACCATCCACTTCATTAGGCTTGATGCCTCATCTTGTGACTGAATATATACTGCATCTAAAGAAAAATCTTTTTTCCCGTAAGTCATTCTGCTTAGTTTAATATCTTGATAGTCTTGTTTAAACTTATACGGGTTTGAAATTAACTTGTCAGCAACAAACTGTGGGTTTGATTCAAGACTGTTCTTATTAAAATACTCATCAACTGTCAAGTTGTTGTCAGACTCCTGAGTGAAAGTGATGCCCTGAACTCTTAAATAGTTTCCACTTGTTTCGTCTAGGCTAAGAGCGGTGTCTGTTGCATTAAAAATCATGAACTCTGCTCCATACGATCCTGCTCTAAAACCAGAAACCACATATCCCTTTACCTTATTAAACGTTGGAGAAATCTTTGCAGTTAATGCTGGGTAAGCCTTATCATATTTAAAATTAAATACTGCTGCCTCTCTCATTATGCTTCCAAACTCTTCAAAATATATATCATACTTTGGTGGCTCAGATGATCCTATGCCAGAAAGATATGTGTTTTGAATTAGTCCACTTATTGCATACTTTCTAAAAGATTCATTTGCATCGATCTCTGTATCTCCAAAAACAGAATTGACTGGTGCTCCCAAGGAAAAGGATGTGTTCTGTGAATAGTTATTACACAAAGCATATACATTCTCAAACATTGCTCTTGATGATCCTCTTGTAAATAATGCTATGTCAGAGTATACTGGAAGTGGATCATTGTCATCCACTGTCTTTATTAGTCTGCCATTCATGTATAGATAGAATCTTCTTGTCTTTCCTATGTCTTCGTACTCTACTGCTAAGTCATATACCGTTGGATTTTCCTCAGCAAACATTCTTGACTGACCAGTAAATCTTCCATCATCAACAGTAATCTGAGCAAGTCCGTCCCAAAGTCCTACTGGAACTGCTTTTCCATTGTTAGACTTTACCTTATAAAAGAAGACATTGCTAACGCTCTGTCTATCTGTTTCTGAAAGATTTCCCAATCCAAGTGCTGCTATCTCAAAATAGTAGCCGACATTTGTTGTTGGGTTCAGCATTACTGCCAGTCCAGCAGATCCTCCAGCAATATTAATATTTTTGTCTGGTGTGGAACCATTGACAACATAGTACGTAGAAGAACCATTTGATGTTTGTCCACGATCTGCATTGCTTTCTATTTTCCCAACAATTCTCATTCTTGTTCCGAAGTGCTTATACTTTTTACCCTGTAAAGATTTATGAACATACGAAATAAAGTTTCTTGGTTTTTCTTTTGTAGTAAAGTTTGGCCCAGTTAGAGAAAGTGCAGATGCCTGAACTGATCCAGGAAGTTGTTGTGTATTTGTAGTTATTTCCCCAACGTTTACAGTCGACATAAAGTTTTTAATAATTCCAGTTCTAGAAGATGTTCTTGCCAAAGCATCTGAAGATATTGAAGCATCTGTTAGTTTTCCAGCGGAAGCAACCGTTGTTGTAGATGGAACTTCTGTTTTTTCAAAAAGGTGTTCCGAAGACATGTAGCATCCCTTGATGTTGTCATCTGATTTCCAGTAATCAGATATACCAGCAGAGTGTGCTACTACTGTTGTACCAAACTGTCCACGACCATGCTTTACAACTGGACCATTTTGCAGTTTGATAACTCCAGACTGCTCAAAATACTTTGGCTCAGAGTAAATTCTTACAAGTCCAGTTGGATATATCTTTCCATTAAATGGTAGTTTAGAAAAATAGTTCTGATAATCTTCTGTAGAAGTTATCCAGACATTTCCAAATCCAGTGACATTATACTGAACAGCATCATATTTAATAATTTCTCCCTCTGAGTAAAAATACCCATTGTATCTGGTAATCCAATATGCTGCTTCACCAAGACTAAATGTGTTATTGATAACAATATTGTTCTTTACAGTTGGAACATCTGCTGATAGGTTAGAGTTTAGAGGTATTGCGCTCAGAACATATGATGACTGAGTGCCAACCTCACCATTAACAGATTTTGTGTTTTCTGTTCCAGAAACCTCCCACAGAAGTACAGGCTTGTATGTGTAGTATCTTTCTTCATCTAGCAGGCTTGCCTGTCTTAAAGATCCTATAGATCTTTGTATGTGTCTTGTTGTATAGTTTATTACTCCATCATTATATACATTGTTTGGCTGGACTGAAACAGAAATAATGTTTGCAATCTTTGCCTTATCAAGTGTTTTATTTTTAACTTCTCTATCTTCAAATAAGTCGTTTGTTCCTTTTAGTTCAAAGGTTGTTGGTCTTTGTTCTACAGTTGGCATAATGTAATCTTTGCTCATCATAACAAAGTTGTTGTATTCGTCAAAGAACATTGCGGTCTGTGTTGACACTGCTAGATCCTGCAAAACTTCGGCAACACTTTTATCTGGTCCAACAAAGAAGTATGGAATTATTATTTCTTTTTCATTTGCAACTCTTCTAAATGTGTAATTTGAAAACCCTATATGGTCCAACAAAAGAGATACTGCAGAACTAACGGAAACTTCTGTCATTAATATTTGTGGTGCAGTTATTGACTCTAGATACCAATACATGTCTCTTAAAGAAAGCGATACTGTCTTACCCATTAGGTCCTGCTTGGGAAATGAGTCTGAATATAGCGTTTTTATTGGAACGTAATAGTCCCATCCATCTACATCAACAATAATTTCATAAAACTTAAACTGAACATGTCTGTTTATATACTTTGCTATTATGCTGGAAGAGTTGTTTTCGTTAAAGGCTTGGTCATAGTCAAATATATTTATAGCACCATTTGATGCAATTAACTGTCCGACTGGCAATCCACTAAGCCCCAGATCCGATGCACTCTTGTTTATTGAGTAATCTAAAGTTTTATCAGAAAGATTTGCAACCAGCCTTGGCGATATTTCTATAAGATCAAATGTTGAATCTTTTGTATTCATTGCATCAACAACAATTCTAATTCCAGATATATACTCGAATTCTCTATACTGCGCTTTGCCGTCTATAGACTTTATGAATACATTAGGAGATGTTGCATCTGTGACAAAGTTTGTTAGCCTGTTTACTGTTTCATCCTGAACATACCATCCGTATCTTGGATTTATTACTGTATAGTCTATTCCGTTCCAAATATGAAACTTTCCTATGTCGTTATCATTTTCTTTAATAAGGTAGGCATATCCAACAACAGACTGCTCAGGCAATAGAGATATACTAGTATATGTTTCTGCAAATACAAAATTTGCTCTCCACTCATCTGGGACAACTAGACCGTAAGCAATCTCAACATATCCATCACTTTTAATTATTGACGAACCATCTGCTCTTCTTATTGCTGGATTAAATGAAATAACATCTTCCCAGTTTCCATCTTTTAAAAATTGAATTTTCCAACGTGAAGGTGTTTTTTGATTTAATTCTCCAAAGAATGGGTCTGCAAATGCTCCAGTTGGAGATGAGAAAGGTCCAAGATTTTCTGTTCCTGTATGGGTTTGCATTTTAACAACAACTCTATTTGTTGGAATTTTTTCTTTATAAACAACAAATGGACAAGCATCTTCTATTGAATATTGTGAGCCCCTAACCTTTGATGCAATACCGTACTCTTGACCCGACTCTGTTCTATAAGATGTCCAGTACTTAAACTTATCATTTTTATCTGACATGTAGTACCTTGGTCGATCAGCCATAAAAAGATTTGGGTGGTGTAATCTTGTTCCATTGTCTTTAAAAAACACAGCCTTATTAATTCCAGATCTTGGCCTAAACTGCTCAAAGCATGCCTCTAAAGAGTATAAAGTCTTTAGTTTTTCTTTCTTAGTTAAAAATGTTGTTGGTACATTGTTATTATCGAATGTTCCGTCTACAAGGACATCGGCATCTGTGGCATCAGTATAAAAATTTCCAGCATCATTAATATCAAAACTTGTAGGGAGTGATGAGTATATAGAGTCAGCCTGTGTTGGCCTATATCTATAGTTACCAATATGCTTTATATTGGTTGGGATATTCATATTCCATTCTGCTGTAACTAGAGATTTATTTCTTATTGTTGAAGCAGTCTCTAAAAATGTTTGCAGGTCCTTGTCTTCAAACATTATACCTCTTCCAGACTTATTGAGACATTCCAGTAATCAAAGTTGCTGCCTCTTTTTTCAACAGAGTATGAAAAATCACTAATAAACATTTCAATTAGTTGGTTATACTGTCCAAGGTGGTCGTAAGGTTCTGGAGTTCCTTTAAAGATGCCTTTTCTATCATAAGCAAGGAACACCCAGAAAGAACCTTTGTGAGAGTCATACCATTCAAGCATATCTGCTCCTCCTGCTCCGCCATCTGTTGTGTATGACTTGTGTGGAGAGATTCCAGTTGCTGGATCAAAAGAGGGAACGTTTGCATGGGATCTAGATGGAATCATGTTCCAACTTGTGCTTAATGTTATCTTATCTGCAATATGATATGACCTCATACGACCATTAATCATTCTTTCACGCTTCTCAATTCTTTCTTCTGAGAATTCAAGTGGCTGTCTATTGTCGTCTGTTATTAATAAGAATTGATCTAGCAATGTTTGATCTTCAACGCTTTCTGGATCTACCCCGACCTCATAGCCGTAAGGCACATACAAACCATTCTGAAGAGTTCCAGCATTTTCAGACCAGAGCATTCCGCTTGGCCTGTTGTATTTTTTACGACCACGGATGTAGGTTACCCTAGGATCTATTTCTTCATCGGACATTGAGCGCTACTCCTCTAATTCTTCTATCGTCAACTCTCTTAATTGTTGACATAACTGCCTGT